TTTCTACTCGTAGGTTTGTTTTCGAGCCTAACGATCCTATCACCCAAGAGGCTATTCAGAACCTTTTAACCCCCTTCTTCGCTGACATTCAAACGAGAAGAGGCATCACAAACTTTAAGGTTATTTGTGATTCTACAGTAAATACTCCTGTACGGGTTGATCGCAATGAGCTTTGGTGTAAAGTAATGATTAAGCCTACTAAGACAGCGGAGATTTTAGTGTTCGAGTTGAACATTACCAACCAAAGTGCAAAGTTTTAGATAAACTAAAATAAGGAAATAAACAAATATGGCAAACACAAATTATTTTGTAACAAACGACAAGCGAAATCTACTAGAGAAGAGTGGGACCTCAAACCCTATTCCTATGATTTCAACGGAATTAGATTCCGTAAGAGCTTACCAGTGGGAGTTAAACTTCCGTAAAGCTGCCACGAAAGGAGATGCTTCTGTGCAAAAACCTCTCACCCTTGCTGCCAAACAAGTTAATGGCATAGGGATGAGCGTTGAAGATATTGAAGTTAATCGAGTTAACGATAAAGTTTACTATCCTGGTCGCCCAAGCATGGAAGAGTTAGTGGTAACTTTTGACAACTTGGCAGGCACTCAAGTAGATAAAATGCTATACGAGTTCTTTACCAGTACTTACGATCCTAGAACAGGGGTTCTTGGTAGCGGGGCTATGGGAGGCCAATCGGGAGACCTTAAAAGTGAGGTTGATGTTTTTCAATTAAATGCCGATGGAACTCTCCGTAACCAAGTAAGACTTCTTGGGTGTTACCCAAAAAATATTACTCATGGTGAGTATAACTATAGTACTAATGAATTTCATACTCTTGAGGTGACCTTCCGTTATGATTTCTTCTATACTTCGTGGGATGATGATGATGATGTTTCTACCACGATGCCTGGAAGTTAGGAACTTAAAAAAATAAAAAACAGACCCAACTCGTTGGATGCGGGTTGGGTTATTTTTTTAGTCTATGATATAATATGAACTACTTTGATCAATTACTTGAAAGTTACTCCCGTTTAAAGAGCCGTAAACTAGTTCTTTTAGAAAAGGAAAGTACGGCCATAAAAACTGACAAGGAAAAAGAGAAAGAGAAGATAAAAGATCAGGATAATAAAGCTGCTTTAGATTTATTAACAAATGATTTTAATGCTGCTGATGCCGAGTATGTCGAATCGGAGGACGAGGCGGCTCAAATAGCAACTCCTCCCGCCCCTTATTATTGGAAGGCAGAAGTAAACACTAATACTAAACTTGGTCAAGCAATCGCTACTAATTTACGGGCAACAGGAGGTTTAGGGGAGAAGCCAGATGATCAGGAGGCTGCTAAAACTCCACCTACAAAACCAATAGTAGTAAAAGTTAAATATACCACTCATCAGGCTCAAGGGAGAACTGTAGAAGATTTAAAGAATTTTTACCCTAGAGTGTATCAAGAGTTATTAAATTACTATATGTCGGAGCAAGACCCTGATGTAGTAGATGCTGCTGCTGGGGCTGATTTAACTGCTCTTCAAAATATGCCTGGGAAGAAGCTCAAACAAGCAGTACTTGCTGCGCTTCCAGAAGAGGAGGGTTGGTCAGATGAGGTCCAAGCCACTCTGGATAGAATCGCTGCCGCTATGACAAAACTTCTAGCGAGTGCTAAGGGTATTTCAACCATGGCGCAACGAGCAGGAGTAAAAGAGTATTTCGCAGGCTGGGTTACGAAGCCAGAAAGACGGGCTCAGGCGAGTGGGGAGATACTGCAACAGGGATCCGGAGGTTATACTTCTCCTAATGCAGTTGACACTTACATTGTGGGGGACCAAGGCCAATCAATTTCTCGTATTATTAGAGAAGGGGCAACTGCTCGAATAGATCCTGAGATAGGTTTAGATTTCATAGATATAGCAAGAGATCCTGCTTTTATTGCCGATGCATTAGACTCAGTAATTGCTCTTATTGATTTAGGGGGACCCGAAACACCTGCTGATTCAAAAGCGAGATGCTTAGAGTTAAGCAGGAAGGTTATGAGAAAAGGTAACCAACTTGTATTTATCACTAGTCCAGGTGCGGAAGGACAGGCTCAAGGTCTTGTGATGCCAAAAAACCATAAATTACTTACTTACGCTGCTAAACAAGCAATGAAACGATGCGGTGGGGAGGGTAAGCTTTCGGAAATCGAAGAGATCTCCTATAAGTATGATGCTAATGAGCTTAATGCGGTAAGAGGACCAGCATTTGAGACGGGTATCGTAGGTGCTTCTATATTTGGGTCAATAATAGATGAAGAAGATGAACAAATGAAAGAAGCTGTTAGTAATGATTTAGTTGGGTGGATGAATGAAGAACTGAATCAGGATAGTAAAAAATTTACCGCCGCTATGGCAAAGATTAGAAGATTTAGAGACTTAGACGCTGCGGAAGATATTCAAGGAGCGGCTCTAACAGAACTCTTTGAGGATTTTGACAGGTTAACTAATACTCCTGCAAAATTCAGAGCTTTTTTCGAGCTTGTAACCAATCTTAGAGAGATACAACAAGACAAGATGGATATAGGTGCTGATATGGCTTTCCCTGTAGCGAAAGAAAAGGGAGTAGGGTATTCAGATGATACGATTAATTTGTTTAGAGACAAGAAAAAAGCTGAGGCGGGTGCGACAAAGCTTGGTCTTGAAGATGGATCAGAAGAAATAACTATCGGAGAATTAAGAAAGAAAGATCCTGTTCTTACTGCGATTTATGAGAATATGTTTTTTCCACAAGGGCATGTAGATCCAAAGACGGGCAAAGAAGAACGAGGTGCTCCTGACAATACGATTATTTATAGAGTAGGTGAAGGAGTAAAGGCTTACAAGGGGCGAGGACAGCGGAAGATAGGGGAAGTAGGAAGACTTGAGCGACGATCTGATGTTGTTATGAAGGCTGGGAAGATAGCCCCTCAAGGTACTGAAAAAACTACTTATATCGACGAGGATGGGGTAGTAAGACAGAAGAAAAAGGGTGACCCTAAGGAATACTATGATGGTAAAACTGAGTATTTGTTAGAAGAATATAACCCAGGAACCGCTCAGGCAGTCTGGAAGAGGCTGTGGGGTGCTGACCCCAAGGATCAGGAGGCAGGGTTAGAGAGTGCTCAAAGATACCAAACAGATGTTTTAGATACCATTAAGGAGGAAATTGATACTCTTTTGCCCTCTGATATGGGTGTGGTTATAGACAAAAACAATAATATTGTAGAGCTAACTTACGATAATTTTGAATCAGAGATGGAGGATCGTATCGCTAATCTTTCCTTTACTTCTGAGATGAGGTTAACTTTACAAACAATCTTTCATGACGGTAAGCTAAAGAAGAATTTAAAAGATAAAAATGTCCGTTTAAAAGCTAGAGAAGAGCTTACTAGGTTGCTTATTAATGCTAAACAGCACAGTGATATGAAGTATGATGGCACTGACGCAGCTAGAATACAAGAGAGAATAGATGCTAAAAATAATTTAGCTTATACTGTCCAAATGTTCGGTGGAGTTAAGCACGATAGTACTATTACAAGCATGACTATAGAAACCGAAAAGTCAATTCTTGTAACCTCTCATATGAAGACTGTAAATAAATATACTAAGGGGCTTCTCGATACTGAGAAAAAAGGCTATGACCCAAAGAAAAAGGGGGCAGTTCATCTAGAGTTAGCGGGTGATGGGTATTCTATTAATATAGTAGATACTCAAAACCCAAAAAGAGATCTTACGATAGGAACATATAGATCAGGAAAGACTAAAGAGGCAGCTAATTCTGGAACTGCTTTTAATATAAGTAGTGCGGCTTTAGAAGAATTTGCAACAGTAAATGAGGTTATAGAGGAAAAAGGTAAAGAAGATGGTGACCTTGAAGATAGTTTAATGGTTGCTTATTTAAGAGGTCAACACCACTTATTAGAAACCTTATTAGCTACTCAGTAAACCATTTGTTTTTATAATCATTTATAATATCCTTTAATTTATAAATACTATAGGTGTCTGATGTTAATGTTTGTTTATTGTCTTTAAATATAGTAATAGAAGGAATCATTGTAGTAAACATATCTTTATAAGTAATTACTAATATATCTTTTCTATCTTGTTTGTATATTATCATAGGCACTTTGTTCATTTTCTTTGCATCTTTTTCGCATTGTTCTACGAACTGCCATATCTTTGAATTGTAATCTAGTAAGCTATATATTGTCTGGTCGTTGTATCCCTTTTTACATTCAACACAAAACTTGAAGTTTAGTGGCGTAATTAGGTCTCCTGCGACTGTAATATGCTCAGGAAGCTGGTGAGTGGTAGCGAAAGCCCCGCTCCCAGGTGTACGGTTGAACTCCTTAGTTTCAAACTGTTCATTCAATAGGTTGGCGATCTTTCGTTCGAAAGCGCCCCCTTTAGCCTTACTATTCACCCTTTTCTTTTTTTTCAATTTTTCTAGGTTAACTATATCCTTCATGTACTATTATACCGTGATCGACAATGGATGAGAAAATTACTTTAGACTTCCAATCATGGAACATTAAACAAATCGAGAGGTCAAGAAACAGAATGAAAATACAACTTAAATTTAATAAAGAAGAAGCCCTAGCTATTAATAACTTTATGGAGATGGTTAAACCCCCTGAAATTCCTGAGGATGACTTCATGAAAGGCATTTTCAAAATGGGGGTCGAGGCGATGGAAATACGCCTTATGGATGCAGTTAAGCAACACGCAGAGGATAACGATTTAGACCTTTCTGCTGTTGGCCTTGAAGACACTCCTATTGAAGACACTCCTGTTGACGAAAGCACAGATGAACTACAGAATAGTTAAGCTAACAAAAGAAAACGATCTCAATAGAGAGTTACGCAAGCAAAAGAAGGAGAGGGGTGAGATCGCCATCTTGTTTATCTCCCTTTGGGATGATTATTGCTCTAAGTTGGTGGCTAAATTAGAGAAGGCTACACCCAGACCTAATGCAAAGCCCCTTTTTCTAGTGGACAGTTATAATATGCCACACTCCTTCGTAATCTTTAAAAGTTCAATGCTACCACAGCTTGTGACTATAAAGAAGAGTAAGGTGGTTACTCAAGACCATCTTTCCATGGTCTATAAGGAACTAGGAGTCCAGTAGATCTTTTTTTAGATTTATGTAAGATTCGATCTTCTCATTATACTTTTTGTTTTTAGTATAAAGTAACTTGAGATTATTTAGAATAACTGTAGTAAAATAGTTAAACGCATTTCCCATTTCAGGGTTGAAATTCTTTAGTGTTTTTAAAATTAGGAGAAAACACTCCTGTTTTGCGTCCTCTTCGTCTAATTTAAAGGAGAATCCGACCAAGATGTTGGATATGAGAATATCGAATAGGTGAAAAAGCTCTTCTTCATATTCTTGAGGATCTTTTTTGTATAAACTTATAAGATTCTCAAAATGTTTATTATCAATGTAATGTTTCCCACTCATAACCTATTATAGATGACTAACTTACACTCTTTGTACGCACTTGATGAGAGTCATGATTTTTGTAAGGATTGTTCTATCCTAGAAAAGACAAAGCCCATCTATTGTGTTTTAGACTATGACCATTTAAAGCGTGGAGACGTTCTATTTCTATCAGACTCTATAAAGCATAGGTTTGGTAACTCGTCTGCTTTTTCTAAGCCTGAAAGAGAAATAATATCCGAATTATATCCAGGTGATAGCTATCAGATGGCAGCGTCTGTAAAATGCCCGTCAGTAAAAGAAGCTGATATGTCTCCTACTAATATGGCTGCTTGTAGAAACCATCTTCAAGCTACTATTGATGTGGTAAAACCCCGTCTTGTATTTGCTTGCGGGAACCTTGCCATGAAAATGTTAATTAAGAAGAGCGGGATTACAGGCAAACGAGGTAAATCTTATGAGTACACTACTGATGACGGGCATTCTTGTATCGTCGTTCCTATTTTTCATCCTTATTCTGTGGTTAAAGAGCCAAGACACAAATTACTCTTCGAAACGGATCTCCGAAATGCGTATGAAAAATATGTACTTGGCAAAACGCACGAAGGAAAACTCGAATACAAAGTACTAACTGAGATTAAAGAGGTTTGTGAGTTAGCGGAGGCTCTAAGGGATACGGATGAGACTTTAGCTATGGACATTGAGACTACAGGACTAAACTT